TGTCCGTCCTTGCGGGTCTTATACAAGCCCTCAGTCATCACCACATCAAATCGAACACGGTCAACACCGCCCGACATGGTGTGCGTCTCCCAAGTGCCTTTGACCAGCTCTACGGCGCGGTTGATTGGAGTATAAATCTCATTGAACCAAGGAATGACGTCTTGCGTCTCCTTGCCGACCCTAACCATTGAATCTACGTTTATGAAGTTGGACAACGGCTGTTCGTCAAAGTGGTAAGAGGAATCGTCAATGCCTTTGATCTCACCCTCGCAGACGGCGAGAAGTATCCGAACTGTTTGATGGAGTCGGTCGGTGTTCAGCGTGTGAAGCGCAACCACGTTGCCATACTGATAATATTCGCCATAAACAACAGGGAGCGGCTGGCCGTCTTTTGAAGTGTTCTTGGCGCCATCAATTCCGAATGAATCTAGCTTGTCCTTTTCTGGCCCTGGAGTATACGGAGGAAGAATGGCATTGATAGCCAAAGAGCCACCGGCGAACAGCGCGAACCCAAGTGGCCCGCCAATCCCCATTGTGAAGAATGAGAGTGCGGCGGTGAGGGCGAAACGCAATACCGCGTCTGACTTCTGACTCTCTTCATCGCCACCACTTAGAATGACAGGGATGACCGTGATGATCGAGAATGGTGCGGGGATTGTCGAGTAAGACTCAATCGCAGCGCCATTGATGCAGACATTAAACTGCTCTGGCAGTTCCGCTCCCAAGATTTGAAGTAGCGATTTGCCAGTCCAATCTTGAACAACAATTTCCCGACCTTCTTCTGGAACTAAAGGGTTTGAGATAATAACGATGGTGATGCTACTCATAACGATAATACCCTTCAATTCGCTTTGCCCACTTGTCCAGTCTCTCGACACAGACACCGCCAGATTTTTCCCAAGTGTGGATAAATAAATTCCCGCTAATGACGAACCCGACATGACACGACAGGCCATAGAGATTGAATAGGACGACTGAGCCCACTCTCTCTTGCGTTCTGCTCCACTTGGATTTATGCACGCCCATCATCACTGCGATATGGGCTTTATTGCTTGCTGAAAGCTGCTCTGGAATCTGAACGCCATGGGCTCTGAGGTACATTTCCTCAATCACGCCATAACAGTCCAAGCCTTGCTCTTTTGTTGCCGCCCGACCACCGTAAACAAACGGTATTCCGATGAGGTCGTCATACTTATAGGTTGACAACAGCGGGGAATCCTCCGAAGTTTTCTTCGTTCTGATGCACCTTGCATCCGTTGGAGCCTGAGAAGGTGAGATCGCATGTAGGCAGCGCTCCTGCGTATTTGCACCGAACGTCTCGATACAGCCACGGACAGGCGTTTGAGGATTGAACCCGTCTTGGAGCCTTAACGGATAGCGGATTGTCAGCACCCAATCGCCAGGTCACAACGTAATCAGATGAGCTGGCACCGCGAATAACGAACACCTCAGACAAGTCCAATTCGACCGTCATGTTTGCAGGGTCAGAACCGATGAGAATCATCACTCGCACCTTGCTGCCAACACCACCGCGATAGTTCTGCATGTAGCTCTGCAACGTCTGGGTCGAGTCGCTGATGGTTACATTGACTTCTGGCAGCTCGTTGGGTGCAGATTTGCTGTCGATAGTGAATGGAACAGGGGAAAATACGTCACCGTTTAACGTAACAGCCTCGGAGTTCTGCACGATTCTGACCGTCTGGGCGACTGTGTTTGTTTCTGGGTCGAGAATAAATATCTCAAGGGCGATCAACCAAGGCTGACCACCGTTAAGTTTGTTTTTCTCGACCGCTGCAATCAGGGATAAGTTAGGCATAGTCCAATTATACTAAATACTTAGTGTGATTGACAATTAGCATTATTTATTCCTCGGTCATCGTGATGGATATGTTGTAAACGAAGTGACTGCCAACACCGACGTATTGCATTTCCAAGCCGCTGTCGAATCGAACCGAGTGCACAATGCCTGTAATCGGGTGCGTGTAGTTGAATGCGGCGTGTCTGCCGACCAGATCAAAGAAGTTCGCAATCAAATCTGCATCCGCCTGGACGAGTTCAGTCCAGCCAGTTGAGAAGGTCTTTAGCGGCTTTCGTGTTGTTCTGGGGCGCACCTGCTTATAGCCACCCTCCATTGACGCCTCAACGATGGAATCCATTTGAGCGACTCTGAACATTTTTGAATCCTGTTTGCTTTGCAGAGGTAGTGCCGACATTATCTCGATCCTCTAATTGCTTCGCGCAGTGGCCCGGGCTGTCCCAACTTCTTTAGGATTACGTTCACAATCGTATTCTCCCCATCAAACTGCGTTGAGCCGACCTCTGCCGTTGCAGGGGCGCCTTGGTTGATTACATTGATCTTGACGTTTGCACTGCCGCCGCCGCCCTGCATCGTCACAGGAATGGTTCGTCCGTCTGGTAGTGGAACGTATGCTTCTGGAGTTGACCCTTCGCCGAACAAGGATAGCTGCGGCTCATAAGCAATACCGCCATTGGCATAGGCTTTTAGATTTCTAGGGCCCTGACCCGTCATCACGTTGCCATTGGCGCTGGTTGTCACCCCAAACATCTTGCCAAGAAAGGCTGTAGCTCCTGCACTTGCCGAATCGCCACCTATCGCCGCCAAAATGGTCTGATACGCCAAAGTCTTTAGCGTCAGTGCCATCAACTGCTGAGTGAAGTCGTCAAAGAATGCTCTCATGTTTAACTTTCCAGTTATAAAGCCTTCTCCGAGAGCATCAAACAATCCAGAAACCTTGCTCGCAATCAGCGAATCAATAGCGACCGCCCATTGGAGAGCCGAATCTGTCATCTCGCCATTCAGCAGCTCCATGCCTGTTGCTGTTTGGGCGATTTGATCTTCGATGGCTTTCGCGTTTTTCATCAAAACGTCTTGTGTCGCCTGTGCACCGACTATTGTTAGATCGAGGCCAGCAGCCGCCTCTTTCATCGTATCTCTAAGGGCTGCAAGGCCGGCTCTCTGCTGCTCTAGTTGACTGCCTTTGTTGGCACCCTTGTCCACGGCGGCATTGGACAATCTGGTTATTTCATCAAAAGTGGCCTTGGCAACCGCGCCCTTTGCGGCCAATAGCTCCTTGTTCAGCGCGATGGCCTCCGCCAAGGTTCTGTTTTCGGCCTTGTACAGAGGGTCGCGGCGGTATCTTTCCATCAACGCAGCGTTGTCCACTATTGCGTCGTTCAATTCGCCAAGCGCCTTGTTAGCTTCAACAAAGGGCGCTTTAAATGGGTTGTCGTTCTTGGACTTGGCCGCCTTTGCCGCCCATGTTGCTGAAATCTGCTCGGCTCTTTTCAGAGAGTCGGCGATCTCATTCTGATCGTCTTTCCACTGCTTTGTTAGTTCGGTTAGCTCCTGCACTGCTGCGAGTTCTGCGCGAATTACAGGAAGCAGTGCCTTTTGCTCTTCGGTCAGTCCATTGGCTGAGCTTTCAATGCTTTGAACGAGAGCTTCAAGCTCGCCATACTGAGAAATCTGCTCTTCGTTTTTGGCAATCATTTTTTGATGTGTGGTCTTGAGTCTTTCGTAGAACTCCATTAACGGGTTTAGCTTCGCAGTCTGGGAGGTGCCATTCTCAACGGTCGCTTGCCCCAAAGTGATCGACTCTCTCAAAGCCTCGTTTCGATCTATCACATCGTCAAGCAGTTTAATAACGGCAACGATTCTGGCTCGCTCTCCTTGTGACGCCTTATCGCTTTCTCCGCCCAAGTTGCTCAACATGAAAACCTGTTGATCTCTAAACTTCGTCTGAACCTCAAGGTCTTTGTCTAGCTTTATCTTTCGCAGCTCGGTCTCTTTCTTAAGACGCTCCTTTGTCTTTTCTTCATGCGTGGCGCTTGATGCTGCCAGCGCCTTGTCTAGCGCCTCTACACCCAAAATGTAGTCCGATTGCGTTTTGTCAAAGAACGCCTGATTCTGCTTGATGTAAGCAGCAAAAGCCTTTTGGCCGCTCTCTCCGCCCAAAGATATTGTCGCGTCATTCAAGACTGCGCCAATGTTCGTTAGCTCAACGCCCATCTCCTTCGCATCTGCCTTGAGCTTGCTCATGGCAAACTGCAAATTCTCGTAAGCTGCCTGTTGGTTCGTTCTAATTTGTTGCCAAACGGCTGTTGATTCTTCGGTGCTGGTCCCGGCGGCCACCGAATCTGCCTGTCTTTTGTCGGCAGCGGCAATATCGTCTTGAATTATGCGTAGCTTTTTTTGGTGAGCGGCAATATTGTCCAGCACAGCCGTTTGCTCCGCCGTCTTTGCCTCCAATATGCTACGACCTTCCATGAGCTGATTGTAGGTCATTGTCTCAGCGTTGAGGTTTTGCAACTCGCTTGCAATGTCTGCCGTCTTGTCTTTGAATCTATCCCAAATCCAGAATGCACCCTCTACCGTCAGAAACAGAAGAGAGGCGGGGCCGAGTGCCGTCTTCAACACCATGCCCAGACCCTTCACTGCTCGCGTGGCTATCCCCACGCCGCGAGCCATCGCAATGCTGGATATTTGAGCCATCGTTGTTGCTCTGGTGTAAGTCGTTATTTTTGCACCCGACAACATAAGCTGTGTGGACTCAACCTTAAAGGCTCTGGAAAGAGATGCGGTTGTTACCGCTAACGCTTTTTTTGCGTTGCCCAGCTTAAGCGAATCCCAAGTAAGTTTGCTAAAAATACTCATGCCGCCAATATAGGTAGCAACTTTGAATCCGATGTACAGCGTAGCTAGGTCTTTAATGAGCCTGCCATGCTCCGAAATAAATCCCGCGCCCTGCTTAATCGCAACGGCCATCGTTTTAAGACCTTCACCGATCTGAGCAAAAATCTGTTGCGCCTCTCTCGACGTCATTACCTCGTCAGTGAAATAAGTGAGGCTGTCTTTTAGCTCTTGGAAAAAGCCGTCACTGTCTCCGCCCATGGTCAGCATAGCGACCTTGAAGCGTGACTCTAGTCGGGCGGTTGTTCCTTCCCATGTTTGAGCTAGTTTTGCCGCAGCGCCACCGTTCTGTAATTCCATTTGAATAAACAGGGCGCGAAGTGCCGTCTCTGCACCAACGGTGCCTGTTGAGATGGCCTTGACCAATTCAGCCATGTTAGTGTGTAGACCGCGAGCCATGGTCATAATGGCGTCTGGAACTGCCTCACCTAACTGTTGTCTCAATTCTTCCATTGAGACAACTCCTTTACCTGCCATTTGCTGAATTGCGATACCTGCTCGCTTCAGCTCTTCGCCGGTTTTACCGTACTTAGCGGTGGAGTCAACAAGGGCTTGCATCGAACCATTTAAAGGATCAATACCTGCTGATTTCAGCTTGATGAAAGAATCTTGGACGTTTGAGATCGAGTAGGGGGTTTGTTGCGCGAATGCAACAAGCTCCATCATTTCGACTTTGGCGGCCTTGATTGCCTCCGCGCCGACCCTTCCTGATTTGTCCATGCCTTGCATGAGGATTTGAAGTTTCTCAAACTCAGCGTTGGCCTTGATCAGTTGTCCGAATGTTCCTCGGAGCGTGTCTCCGATTGCGTGAATGGCGA